TAGCAAAAGCGTTTAACGCAGAAGGCGGAGTGGCTAGTTTGGCTAATGGCGGACAAGCTGAATATGGGATAACAACCCTATGAGTACACGTAAAGTTGTACGACCGTTATTTCCACAGGCTCCGGTAGATTATAGTCAGAACTACACTGCCGAGGTTTTACGTGCGTTTTCTGTGTTTTTAGAGCAAGTGCAGAATCCAGGGGACATACGTGCTACAACACTTACATTAACCGATTTACAAGACAATAATCAGGGATTAGAGGTTGGTGCAGTTTTCCAGGTAAATGGTGTATTACACATCAATCTGGCTAACCAAGCATTTCTTCCTGGAATACAAGCAACAACGGGTGTAGGACAAGTTACAGTTAGTACGTGAAGGCTTTGATGAATTTAAAGTCTTCCGATATAATCATTACTCAATTTACGGAGCAATAGAATGCAAGCCTCTCTACATAGCTCAGAACCCATAGAACTTCCTGCTGGAGGTATAGCAACCTTTTTAACCGCAGAAACTGGCTCTTGGGCGGATGAAGACGCTATTCCTAACACTGGGATTGCCTCTGTAAAGCAGGTAGCCGATCAATTAGCGGAGTTTGGTAGGTACGAAGACTCTTACATGATACACGCGGCAGAAGGCGAAACCGTAGTACCCATGGCTGTTTTTGATAAAAACCCTTTGCTAAAAGAAAAGTTATTTTCCCAAATGCGGGAAATGGGCATAGACCCCGACGAGTATGTAGTAGGTAACGAGCTTAATTCTTTAAACCCTGTCACAGGCCAGCCTGAGTTTTTCCTTAAAAAGCTATTTGGCAAGCTCAAGAAGGGTATTAAAAAAGCTTTTAAAGTAATTGCCCCTATCGTGGTGCAAACGTTTTTAACACCAATCTTAGGCCCTATGGGTGCATCAGCGGCTACAAGCTTCTTGCAAGCTAAGATTTCTGGAGTAAGCACCAAAGACGCTTTTAAACGAGCAGGGATTGCTGCGCTTACTACGGGTATCTTAAAAGGTGCGCAAGGTGCAAAAGAATTTGGCAAAGGAGCACGCCTTGACGGGTTTAAAGAGGGCTTTAAGTCTTCGATGACCGGAACGGAAACCTTGGGCAGTATCGCATCAAACAAAGCCCAAGAGCCTAATAGGTTGGCTCAAATGCTAGGTGTTGAACCTACGGCTACCCAAACTGCAAATACTGCTGCAAGTAAAGCGGCAGAAAGGGCCCCGTTGTATAGTGCAAGTCGATCTCAGGACGCGATTAACAATCAAACTGGCGTTCAAATTGGAGACGCGGCGACCCTTGTAGAACCAAGTGCGTCTTACGTCGATCCAAATTCGCTACCGAATGCAACCTTCGCATCGATGCCAAAAGGGGTATCCGAGGTTGGCACTCAAGCGGCGACGCAAGATATGAACTATTTAGGCGATGCACTTTTAAAAGATTTAAATCCTCCAGCGGCCTACACCCCACCTAACAGCGTGTTTGAGCGTGGTAAAAACATCTTTACAAGCGGCGGTCGAGGCTCTGGGGTCATGGATACTTTGGGCGACATCAAAGATTTCGTTATAGCTCCCGATGGCGCGGAGAGCTTTATGGACCGGTTCGCTGTTCCTGCGGGTATAGGCTATTTGGCTTTGGCGTCTAACGCGCCTACCGATGAGAGTGCTCCGGACTTCTTTAGAAGCGGAGCCGCACTGGATGAATTCTACAGGGATCGTCCTCGCTACGGTTACGGCTATGGTAACTATCGACCTCCTGGTATGGCAGATGGAGGTCAAGCTTTTCCAAGACGGACCGGTCAGATCGCTGGACCTGGTACAGAAACTTCTGATGATATTCCTGCTATGTTGTCTGACGGCGAATTTGTAATGACTGCTCAAGCGGTCAGAGGTGCCGGAAACGGTAGTCGTCAACGCGGAATGAAAAAAATGTACGACGCAATGCGTCAATTTGAGAGTGCAGCATAATGGCAGAGACACAATATCAAGTAACGCAACGTACTCCTGAGATTGAAGCGTATGAGCTTGGGCTTTTACAGGCGGCTCAAGGGCTAACAGATAAAGCTCTATTTGATCCACGTTTTGAGACCCCTGCTTATCAAATTGCTGGATTATCCCCTTTTGAACAACAAGCTTCCGCGTTAGCACAACAAGGCGTGGGGTCTTACGTGCCCTACTTGCAGCAAGCATCCGAAAGCATAGGCGGTTCAGGGCGATTTCTAGCGGATTCTGCCGTGCCCACCTTGGCCCAAGGGCAGCAGTATGCTCAAGAAGCAGGGCGTTTAGCGCAGCAGCTACGTGAAATTCCTTATCAGTATCAGACCGCCGCAGGGGAAGGCTACCTATCTAGCGCAGGGACATTTGATCCAGCGCAAACTGCTAACTTTATGAACCCGTTTACAGAGCAAGTGATTGATATATCCGAGGCAGACATTGATGAGCGCAATGCCCAACTTCAGAATGAATTAGCCGCTCAAGCTGTGTCGCAAGGGGCGTTTGGTGGATCAAGGTCCGGTGTAATGGCTTCGAGAACAGCACGGGACATGGAGCGGGAGAAAGCGCGTATTGGTAGTCAGCTTCGTGCATCAGGGTATGAGTCTGCAAGAAACGCGGCCCAAGAAGCTTTTGAGAATACGCAGAGCCGTCGTCTGGCTGCTTCACAGGGCATTGGTGGATTAGGTCTACAGTATGGACAATTAAGTCAAGCGGATATAGAACAAATGCGCGGAATTGGCAGTGACTTTGCTGGATTAGCCGGTGGCTATGGTAATTTAGCGCAGCAAGGTGCAAACATTGGCGTACAGCAAGCCGCTTTGGGTGAGACAGCCCAATCATTGCTCGGTAGAGACGTCGCCTCATTGGGTGGCATTGGCGGTCTACAGCGTGGTTTACAGCAAGCAGGACTTGATGCACAAAGGGCCACGAAAACGGATCAACGTAACCAGCCTTTCCAAACTCTAGCCTTTATGGGTGATATGGTGAGAGGTGTTCCGAGCACGCAACAAACAATGACCACGACCACGGGTGGTGGGAGTGCATCTCCTTTCCAACAGCTATTAGGTTTGGGCGGTTCACTTTACGCTGGAAGTAAAGCACTGTCCGGTCTCGGGAGCATAATGCCATGACAATACTAGCTCGACCGATGTTCAATATGCCTCGGCGCATGGCAAATGGTGGCGGTGCTTCGTTTCCTGATTTAAGCGGTGACGGTCAGGTTACACGCAAAGACATTCTAATGGGTCGAGGCGTTGTACAAAAGGCTAACGGTGGCGGGATTGCCTCTATGATGGACCCTGCGATGATGGGTATGGCACCACCGCCCATGGACCCTATGATGGCTCAAGACTTAAACGCCATGGAGAATCAGGGCATGGCGTTGGGTCAAGACTTGGTCGTAAATGCAGAAATGGGGATTGATGCGGCTGAAAATCCGCAGCAAGTCATTGATGCGTTACGCGGTAACCAGTTACCCCTGCAAGCTCGATACGATGAGTTAGCAACGTTTGTCGGACCAGAGGATGCTGCAATCACCCCTACCTCCGTTTTGGCTTTGACCCAACCTGCAATCATCATGGCTAGTGAAGGCGAAGTAGATCAGGGCGTTGGCGGTCTCATGCAAGGCATGACCGGTGATGTGATGATGGAAAATGAAATGGGCATGGGTGTTGGTGAGTTAATGGCTGGCCCTGCGCCTCAACCTGTTCCCATGAACAAAGGCGGTGCCGTCCCAAAGTTACAACGCGGTAGCACAGATCAAGAAACTGCGCCTGGACGTTTCAATTTAGAATCAGAAACGGGTAAGACTTTTGATGAACTTCAGCGTATGGCTGGTATAACAGAAAATGAGAAAAAACTCCAAGACTTGGCTATTTATAGCAGCCTTTTTGATCGCGCAGTGGGCTTGGTGACTAATAAAGATCCACGCACGGGTGAAAATTTAGATGGCAACACCCTTGGTAATATTGCGCAAGTAGCTGGCGGCTTCTTAGGGGATGTTGCTAAAGCCAAAGCTCCCGAATTAACGCGTAACGCACAGTTAAGAGATTTTTCATTACAAGACACTTTGGCCCGTAGGACCATGCAAGAAAAAGCCGGTTATGACCTACAAGCGGCAGAAGTTGCAGCAGGTTTGAGGGGCGTAAATACCAATCAGTTAAGGGACGCTATTCGCGACCCTGATTTGTTGCAACGCTATGCGGCAGGTCAAACGACTAGTCAAGAAACGGCAGATATTGATTTAGCTTTTGCCTCTCTCTTTCCGCCCAGCCCTACACAAGTAGGAGTTGGACCTAGTGGAGAGTTTGTAACTCAAATGGTTTCAAGTCTTCCAGAGGCTTATAAAAGGATTCAACAGCAGCGGGCACAAACGCTTGCCTTGCAAAAGGACCCTACAGTTCAAACACCAGACGACACAGGTGACCTTACAGGTATAGTGGGTGCAGGAGGAAGTCCTGAAGAGATTGCTGAGTTGCAAGCAACAGAAGAAACGCAACGAGAAGAAGTTGATCAAATCATAGCCGATTTAGGAATAGATTCAATTCAAAGTGAAGCTACAGATGCTGTTGCCGACCTATTTTCGGGAATTCCAATTTTTGCTCTTAAAACAATTTTTGACCCTGCTGCGACCGCATTGAGTTTGGAGCCAGGTCCTCAAAGAGTACAAAGAGAACGTGCTACTGAATTGTTAAAAAATATAAACACAAACATAGTAACGGCTAGACTCGCACAACCAGGTATTAAAGACACTACCACTGTTAGAGCCACCTATATGGATTTATTGCCTGACCCTAACCAAGGATCAGCTTTTAATTCCGTCGCATCAGCTTTATCAAAATATGAACAAGCAATTGGTCTTTTAAGTGAACAACGCAAAGAGACCCAAAATGATATTACAAGAGGGGAATACCTCAACGACTTAGCCGGTTTGAGAGACGCAAGAAACTATATTAGTCTAATGGACACGCAAATACTGACAGTGGCTAACGTTGTTAATGCTTTAAGAAAAGATATAGGTATATCGTCTACTAGCTCAAGCTCTTACCGCAAAATTCCAAGAGGGAGCAATAATGGTAGATAAACGCGACTTAAACGCTGGGTTTGAATCTTTAAATAAAGCTTTTACTCCTGCCGCTGTTCCTGATCTATCCGCAGATGTAACTTTTGTTGAAAATGAATTAACAAATGCGCCAGAGCGTTCTTTTATTAATGAAGAAGGAGTCCCTGTTATAGGGCTACCCGTCCCTGTAGATATTTATAAAATGTACACGGGTGAAGGCTATCCAACTGATGTAGGGTATAACGATGAGGACATCGCTAGGAGCCTTATAACGTTCGATCATAACTTACCTGATACAAACGCCGTTTACGAAAATTTACTAAGTCAGTATGGTACTGATCAAGGGATTATTCAACGACTTGCGTCTGACCCTCAAACAGGGCAGCTTTATCGTAGACGCTCTCAAGGGGAAAGCGTTTTTACTAATCTAGCCAGAGGGGCTGGCTATACCGGTGCAATGATGACAGGGGCTAAAGCTGGATCGATGGCTGGGCCTTACGGAGCAATCTTTGGGGGTGCAGCGGGCCTTGTTGCAACGGCAATAGCGGATCAGGTGTTTACGGATCAACGACGATCTATGCCTAGTTCTCGAAATATAGAAATGGGTAGTGAATTTTTTGGAAGCGGTTATACCGGTGCTTTTGCTCCGTTTCTGGCTAAACAAGGCGCAGTAAAAAATACAATTAGTAGCTTAATTAACGATAATGTAAGAAAGCTTCCTTATTTAAACAAAATTACCAACCCTGCGGGTAAAGCGGTAGATCGTTTAGGTGACTTTGTAGAACGAGGCTTTGAAGCAACAAGGCAAAGTCCCAAGTCCTCGTTAACCGCTGAAGGTCTTTCCATAAGTACGGGAACGGGTGCCGGACTTGGGTTTGATGCTATTTATGATAATGTTGACCCCACCTTGGGAAGAGCCGGAACAGAAACTGTTGGGGCTCTTGTTGGTCCAGGTGCATACCTTAGATTTTTAACTCCAATTAAAAACGGAATGATTGGTTTAGCTCAAAAATTTAACCCGACTCAGCGAAAAAACGAATTTGCGGATGCCATGGTTGACATCATTGATCAGATGGGTGTTCGAGATGGGCCGTTCCGATCAGAATCTGAGCAACTTGTACAACTTGCAGGAGAAGGTACGCCTCTTGATCTGTTAATGAAGCAACAGAACATTGATCCAGGAAATCCTACAATTGCAGAAAGAACAAATAATCCAGCCTTACTAGAATTACAAGCTTTTCAAGCAAGACAAGATCCTCAAGGTTTTGGTGCTCGGGTTCAAAACCGAGCAGTAGCTCGTGTAAAAGCTTTAGAAAACTTAATGGGTTCTCTTATATATTTAGACACCCCCGAAACTTTGGGCGCACTGGCAGAGCTTCGAGTAGAGTACTTTGCCAATTCTTTACAGGCAGAGGTAGGCCGAGCTTATGAACTTTACGAAAATGAGCTTAACAGCTTATTGAAAGACGGAAATGTATCGGATGAACTTACAGTATTGTATAAACATTTTAATGACGCATTAGAAGGGGCCAGAGTACAAGAACAAGCTTTTTACAACAGAATTCCTAAAGCTCTTAAAACAGATGCAAGTTTTACTTTAGATGCATTAAAAGTGGCAAATGAATCATATGGAATTGCTACTCAAAACCCAAGATTGGATAGCGGACAAAATCCTTTAAGCATAAGAATAGCTTTACAAGACTTTAAAGAGATATTGGCAGGGGAAGGCGTTGCTAGCACAAAAATAGACGATATAGCTAAAGAAGAAGGTGTAGATCCTGGATTTTTAAACAGTAAGTTTGTATCGGCGGCTGACGGACCTGCCGCCAAAACAGGAAGAAATCCTTTACCTGATCGAATTACTTCAGGTGATCTTGTAAATTTAAGAGAAATTGTTATTGGTGCTTTACGTCGAGAAAAAAGCGCAGGGCAAGGTTCTTCTGTTTTAGCGCAATCGCTCGGTGAATTAGACATAGCTATTCGACAAGATCTTGAGGCTTTAGACAATCCTACAAATGAGGGCGTTACGCTATCTTTAAACAATGCTTTAGATTTTAGCGACGCCTTAAATGATACGTTTAAACGCAGTTTAGTGGGTGAGGCTTTATATAAGAATAAGTCGGCTCCAGAAGTAGTAATGAAAAAAATGTTGTTAACTCCACCTGACGAGGCTGCTCTTGCTTTAAGGGACGTCGACAACGCCGTAAATTTTCTTAACAACCAATTAATTGAAGGGTTGTCTTTTGATAACGAGATTAGAAATCAAATTCTATCTGGTAATTTTATTGCCCCGCCAAATGCTTCGGAGGCAGATCAAGCACTATTCATGCAGTTAAGCGAAACTCCGCTACGGCAAACAGACATAAGGGTGCTGCAAAACAACGTCATAAGAGGTCTTTTTCAAAAATTCAAAAAACGTGATGGTGAAGGGAATCTAATAACTGATGACGCTGGAATTACAAATTATTTGGATAATCCAGAAAACATAAAAGTATTGGAAATAATTAGTCCACCCGTTCAAATTGATGGTGTCAGAAAAAGTCCGTTGATAGATGATCTACAAAATGTAGAAAAACGAAGAGTTTTGTTTAATCAAGTCAATGCCAATGACCCTATAATAGAGGCTAAAGCACAGATACCCATGTCTGTTTTTATGGGCATAGAGGACAATCCTGGAAACGCCATTAGAAGGTTGTTAGGAGTGCCTGGACCAAATCGTCCGGACAATGCAATTAGAGATTTTCAAAATTTAAGTAAAGATGTAGCTAGAGTTTCTCAAGACGATATAGATAATTTAAATTTAAACTTTGAAATCACTCCTGAAGAATTAAAACAAAACTTTTATCAAACGGTAATTAGTGAAGCCTTCACTGTTTCTCGAGGGGATGTAACAACGCCCTTTAGCTTTAAAATGTTTAAAGAATACATGACTGAACCAATTTTGCCTGGAAACAGGAAAACTTTAGGGCCACAGCCTTCTCCCTTACGGATTTTAGAAACCAACAATATTATAGATAGGGCACAATTTAGTAACTTTAATCGCCTTTTAGATGCAGCAGTTGAAGTTGAAGACGCTATAAATAGTAATGATGTAGATCGGATAATAAATGCCTATAGAGACAACCCTGTAACTGCTGAATTAGTACAACGAATTGTCGGTGCAAAGATCGGTACAAGTATTGCTGGTGCAATCGGAGGAGGAGGAAGTGCAGATAGCCTCATAGCCGCATCTGCTGGTTCAAAGGCTTTACGAACTTTATTGAATAAAGCACCTAATCAAGCTGTGACGGATTTGTGGTTAAAAGCGGCAGAAGATGATCAATTTTTATTAGAAATCTTGAACTTAGGTATAGCTCGTAAACGTCAAGGCAAAGGCAAAAAAGCCTCGGAAACTGCAAAAAAGTATTCTGCTTTAAGCGAAGCTAAAACCGTTGGAAAAGCTGCGCTGGATCAAAAACTTTTAACTACAGTAAGAGCAGCCTTAACTAGTTTGGGTTATACGGGTTTACCTTCCGAAGAAGAGGTTATGCAAGAAGCTTACGGAGCCAGCTTATATACTCCACCAGGTCAACGCCCTTCTCCAGGCAACCTTGCGGGGTTCCGGCGCGAACAACTACGAAACCAAGCGGCAGAACAGGCTCGTGTACAAGGGCCAGTGCCGCCTCCAATGGCAATGACCGACCAAGCCCAACAGTTCTTGCCCCAAGGGCCTTCATCTGCTCCAACTGCGCCTAATCCACAAGCTCGAGCACAGTTTGCGGCAATGTTTCCTGATGACATAACCAGTAACCTCATCAAGGCTGATCAGCAGGGCATTATGTCCTTAAACATATAATGAGTAGAGTCACTATTGAGTTAGAAGGAGAAGACGCTCTTGAAGCTTTAGAGCGGGTTGCTGCAATGGAAGAGTCTTTGCTTGATCTTAAAGAGATGGTTTTAGAGATAAAGGATTTAATGCTAAAGCCGACAACCCGTACTAGGAAACCCAAGTCTTAAATTCTTCACCCAACACTTTACTTGCCGTTTTATCTTTCTTCATTAACGCTTCTAGAATCTTCTCATCTACTGTATTAGGGCTGACAATATCTATATAGGTGACCGGCTGACCCTGTCCAATGCGATGAGCCCTGTCTTCTGACTGCACTCTCTTCTCTAAATCATAACCGTTGCTGTAATAGATAACGGTATGAGCCGCCGTTAAAGTTATTCCAAACCCTGCCGTAGCCGGTTGACCTATAAAGTATTGCAGCTTACTGGCTTTATCTTGGAATTCAGTGACAATATTTTGACGCTCTTCTTGGGGTGTTCCCCCGTAATACATGGCTACTGAGTCGGGTCCATAGGCTATGCTTAACTCCCTATGAATGCGGTGTATATCATAGGTATACGTGGCCCATATGATCACTTTACCGTTAGTTTCTTGAAGAATATCAAGGAGTTCCTGAACTCGATTGTTCTTTACTTCTTCTATCTCGCCTTCATCCGGTTGCACAAACCCGCACGTAATTTGTTGCAGCCTCATTATTTGCGTCAAAATATTGTTAGTAGTCGTCAAAATTCCGTCACGTATTTTAGCTAACGCCAACTCTTTCATTTGTACATAGAGCCGCTCTTGTTCTTTGGACAAAGGCACCTCTCGGCGCATATAGATCTTTTCAGGCAAATCCAAACAATCTTTCTTTAACACCCGAGAGCTAAACTTATCCAGCTTCTGCCCTAGTTCTTCAAGGTTCCGGTAGCCTACTACCATGGGAAAATGTCCGCCGCCCTTTTTGTGCTGCTTAATTAGCACCGCATAACGCGCCCTGAAGCTGTAGTAACTTGTAAACCCCAAGGCATTGGGTGAAAGAAAATCGCATTGAGCGTAAAGGTCCATGGGGTCTTTGGTGATGGGGCTACCGGTCAAGATACGTCGATACTTAGACGTCCGAGCCAGCTTTAAAGCATTCTTAGTGCGCTTTGCTGCATGATTTTTGATGGTGGTGCTTTCATCCACAATAATTAAATTATTAGGATTTAGTTGCAAAACCTTTAGAGCACTGTCGGCTCCTTTAGGTGTAGACAACGCCTCAATGTTCATCACCAATATGCTAAGTGTGCCTGGTTCACGGAACTTAGGAACCGCCATATGAGTCATGTTTTTTCTAAAAGCTTTTGTAAACGCAGGGTTCCAACGAACAATGTTGGTTTTTATTCTATCCGGCAAATGCGCGGGTATTTCTTTTTTTACCCAGTTGTCAAAAACCCCTTTTGGGGCTATTATAAGTGCTGTATCGATGTCGCCGTTTTCGTACAGCGCACCCATAGTGTCGATAGCAATTTTAGATTTACCTGTACCCATCTCGAGCAAAAAAGCGTACCACTGCTTTTTCCAAGTAGCCTCGAAGATTTCCTGTTGATGAGCATACGGCTCAACTTTAAAAACATATTTCATAACTACCCCTTGCTTATGCAATCTTATCAGATTAGTATGTGCTGCTCAAGTTCATAAAAAGAACTTTAACCAGGAGGTAATACTATGAAAGACTTTTTTGCAGAGATGGAATCTGACGCCCAAGGTTCTGATGTAGAAACTCTGTCAACCGAAGGGCTGGCTACTGTTGCGGAAATTGCTCGTGCAGTACGTCAAAAAGAAGAAGAAGTGCAATTACTTGAGTTAGCTGTAAAGAAAGCTAAAACAGAACTGCTCAAACTCACCGATGAAGACCTTCCCAACCTTATACTTGAACTAGGCGTTCGCGACTTTACTTTAGCCGATGGCTCAAAGGTAGAGCTTCGCACAACCTACGGTGCTCACATCAAGGTGGATAACCGTGAGGAAGCTTTTGCTTGGCTCAAGAAAGCAGGTCACGACGATATTATTAAGAACGTCGCGTCTTGTCAGTTTGGTCGAGGGGAAGAAGCCCAAGCCGTGGATTTTGTGAAGTTAGCAGAATCGCAAGGGCTACCTGTATTACAAAAGAGAGACGTCCATCCGAGCACCCTCAAAGCGTTTGTGCGAGAGCGTGTTGAAGCCGGTGATGAGTTTCCGATGGATTTATTTGGGGCCTATGTAGGCCAACGTGCAACTATAAAAGGAGCTAAAAATGTCTAAAGCAAAATCAGAAGTAGGTACAGTAGAAGTAGAAAGCCAATTACCAGCGTCAATTTCTTCTTTCGAAGAGGATGGCTTGGAGTTTGTAGAGGATTTGACTTCAGAAGAGATCGGTCTGCCCCGCATTAAAATTGCCGTAGGCACTTCAGATAATCATGGAACGGCGGCTAAAGATGGCGAAATCTATAACCCTGTAACATCGAAGGTTTATGGTGAAGGAATGCTGGTAGTCCCTGTTCATTTCACCACTAGCTGGTGCGAATGGAAGTCGGTGCAGGGTGATGCCCCTGTAAATACTTTTTACTCAGAGAAGGACCTGCCCCCCACAGTTAGACGGGAGGACAAACAATGGCGTGAGATAATTCAAGTCAATGGTGAGGATCACCCAGAAGATAACTACATTGGGCTAAATCACGATCACTATGTTCTAATCGTTGATCCTGAAACAGGTGCTTGCGAAAGTGCGCTAATCGCCATGACGAATACGCGAATCAAGAAGTCTAAGGCGTTAAACACGACAGTGTTAAGTCAGATTGCCCAAGGTGCAAATGGTCCTTTTAGACCGCCACGCTTTGCGTATCTGTACAATTTTAAGACTATTAAAGAGCAAAATGCTAAGAAACAGCTATATCATAACTGGCAGATAACGATAGACCGGATGCTTAATCTGGAAAATGCTACTGAGCAGATGTGGTATGGGGCGGCTAAAAGCTTTAAGAAAGCCGTAATTGCCGGAGAGGTTAAAGTTAGTGCAGAAGTCGCAGAAGAGGCTACTCAGCCAGCAACTGAGACCTTTGAACCTAGCCCCTTTGGATAAACACTTATGTCAAACGCAAAGCGATTTGCGGACATATTTGATGGCCTAAAGCTTGCTTATGGCACTTATAAAATTGACCGCAAAAAAACAAACGGAAAACAGGCTGGTAAAGCCTCGGTCGTGAAAGAACCTCGGGCCCTCTCTCATTGGGAGGGCCATCTTTCGGGGAAGGGTGATTCCATTGGCATCATTCCGATCAATGAAGATAACGCCTGTAAGTGGGGCTGTATCGACGTTGACACCTATCCTTTGGACCATAAAGAGGTTATATCTAGGATTCGCCGAATAAAGCTGCCTTTGGTAGTTTGTCGCAGTAAATCAGGAGGGGCTCACCTTTTTCTATTTACTTCCGAGTGGATATCCGCTGCGAAAATGCAAGAGGTGCTCCAACATATTGCAGGGGCTCTTGGCTACGGAGGTTGTGAGATATTTCCCAAGCAAAAATCTTTGCAACTGGATCGTGGAGATGTGGGCAACTTTCTGAATATGCCTTTTTATGATGCAGAGGAGGGGCTGCGCTATGCTATAAAAGATGATGGGCAGTCTGCCACCTTAGATGAGTTCTTTGAGTTATATGAACAGTTTGTGCAAACGTCGGAACAGATTGACGCATTAACCATAGAAGACGACCCAGAGACCCCCGTAAAAGATGGGCCTCCGTGTCTTCAGACATTATGTAGACAGCAGATTTCTGAAGGCGGTCGTAACTCTGGGCTTTTTAATTTGGGTGTTTATCTACGCAAGGCTTATCCGGATTCATGGGAATCAGAGATCTTAGTGTACAACGCTAAGTATTTAGACCCTCCGCTACCTCTGGCTGAAGTCAACACTGTGGCTAAACAGCTACTAAAAAAAGACTATGGCTTTAAGTGTAAGGATGCGCCTATTAATGCTTACTGCAACTCAGAAGTGTGTCGGACTCGTAAGTACGGCATCGAAGTGGGCCTTGCAGGGGCCGAGATAGCGAATCTTCGCAAATATAATAGTAGCCCACCTATTTGGTTCTTAGACGTCAATGGGACGCCCTTAGAGCTTGATACTGAGGGTTTGATGATGCAGGGCGCATTTCAACGCGCTTGTGTAGAGCAATTGAACTTTATGCCTCAAACAATGTCAAAGCCGACATGGGAAGGGCGCATCAATCAACTGCTTACTGATATGAGCGAGACCGATGGTAGCGTTGTCGAAGTTTCCCAAGATGCCAGTATTTCAGGACAGTTCTATGAGTTTTTAGAAGAGTTCTGTACAGCCATGCAAAAAGCTGAAAGCAGAGAAGAGATACTACTGCGTAGGCCGTGGCTCGATGAAGAGGAAGACCTCATTTACTTTCGTTTAAAAGACTTTGAAGGCTACCTGCGAAAGAATAGGTTCTTTGAATATAAGAGTCATAAGATTGCGCAACGGCTGCGGGACATCAACGGCGACGCTACGTCTTTAAAGATTAAAGGCAAGACAACTCGCGTTTGGGCTATCCCCAGCTATGAAACGGGTTCCGGTGTGATTGCTACACCAACCCTTGGTTCTACCGGCGAAAGGGCACCCTTCTGATGTTTAGGATATTTGGGCCACCTGGAACCGGTAAAACCACTACCTTGTTGAATATGGTAGATAAGGCTCTTGAGAGCGGTATCGCGCCCCAAGAGATTGCATTCTTAGCGTTTACGCGAAAGGCTGCTAACGAGGCTAAAGAGCGTGCCAGCACACGCTTTGGCCTTGATCCTAAAACTGATCTTTACTTTTTTAGGACATTGCACTCTTTGGCCTTTAGGCTGTTAAACATTAAAGCTAAAGATCTGATGCAAAAGAAACATTATGACGAACTGTCGGACATGATTGGGTTTTCACTTAATGTTAAAGCCAACCCTCATGTAGAGGACTCGCCAATCGCCACAGCCGATCACCCTATTTTATCTTTGATTAACTTGTCTAGGCTTAAAAAGTCTACGTTAATCTCTGAATACAACACGACTGACATACCTTTTAGTTGGGATGAAGTTGATTACGTCGCACGATCTTATGATAAGTATAAAAAAATTAAAGGGCTTATTGATTACACTGATATGCTCAGTTTGTTTGCGCAAGACCCTAAACGAGTTATTCCTAACTTTAAGTTGTGCTTTTTGGATGAAGCACAAGACCTGAGTCCTTTGCAGTGGGATATTGCCTATGCCTTGAACGATCAGTGCGAAAAGATGTATGTCGCCGGTGACGACGATCAAAGCATCTATCGTTGGGCCGGAGCGGATACCGACACATTTATAAACCTTCCAGGCGGAAGTGAAGTGCTCGAACAGAGCTATAGAATTCCTAAAGCTGTGCATGAAGTAGCTAATCGAATTGTCGGTCGTATTCAGAACCGCTTCCCAAAGACTTACAACCCTCGCGACGTCGAGGGCACTGTGCAACGTTTGAGCACTCTCGATGACATTAATCTTGATCAAGACGATTGGCTGATAATGGCGCAAGCTAACTATATGTTGACCTCTTTGGCAGATGACTTGAAGTCACGGGGATACCTTTTTGAGCGCAACGGCTCTCGGTCTATATCTAGTAAACTGAGCACCGCTGTTAACGCGTGGGAAAGCGTCAGGAAAGGAGGCACCTTAGATGAACCTAGTGCCAAAGTAATGTATAGCTGCATGAGCGGTAACGGTAAAAAGATTGCTCGGGGCAAAAAAAATATCGAAGGGGACCTTTTTACTTTCGAGACGTTGGTAGAACACCACGGGTTACTAGCTACTAAAGACATGATCTGGTCAGAAGCGTTGGACCGCATACCTGACAGTGATAGAGCCTACATAACGGCCCTCCTGCGCAGGGGCGAGAAGTTTAATGCTGTGCCTCGAATACGTTTGTCCACGATCCATGGAACTAAAGGGGGAGAAGCTACGAACGTTGTGCTCTTTACCGATTTAACTAACGCCGCACTTAACACGCAAGGCGATGACCTGCATCGCGTTTTCTACGTGGGGGTAACCCGTACACTAGCAAACTTGTTTATCGTTGAGCCGGACGACTATACAAGGGCCTATGCTATATGAGTGATGACGATTTAAGTGTGATTGAATGTCCAAAGTGCAAGAAGAAGGCTGGTGAAATTTTAAACATGGAGACCGTAATACGAGTGGGTTGGTACTGTGAGCACTGTAAACATTTTGAGAAAGCTATTTTACGAGAACGAATGTTTATTCCTAAAAAATTAAACGGAAAGCCTGTATATGACAAATAAACTGCAAATGGCAATGTTTCCCCCAAAATCAGATTGGCTACCGCCCGAGCACCCGTTTCCCGATATTTTAGAAGCAAAGGAGATTGCAATCGATGTCGAGACACGGGACCCGCATCTTAAAGAAAGAGGTCCTGGTTGGCCTACAAAGAACGGGGAGGTGGTTGGTTACGCCATCGCCGTCGCAGGTTGGAAGGGCTATTTTCCGGTGGCCCATGTTGGTGGCGGAAACATCGACACCCGTATACTGAACAAATGGCTCAAAAAGGTCTTTGAGTGCCCTGCGGATAAGATTATGCATAACGCCAGTTATGATCTCGGCTGGATACAAGCCATGGGGTTCGAGGTTAAAGGACGCATCATTGATACGATGATGACCGCCGCGCTGCTGGATGAAAATCGTTTTTCCTATAGCTTGAATGCCCTCTGCTACGACTATCTGGGCAAAACTAAATCAGAAAAAGACTTGGTCGCTGCTGCCCGTGAGTTTTCTTTGGATCCGAAAAGTCAAATGTATATGCTTCCTAGTATGTATGTGGGTCCTTACGCGGAGGTCGATGCGGAGATCACCTTAGAATTGTGGACGCATTTAAAAGTGCTGTTAAAGAAAGAAGATCTCATGGAAGTTTGGGAGCTTGAAACAGCGTTGCTGCCCTGCTTTGTCGCCATGACCATGAACGGTATAAAAGTTGACCTGGATCGCGCCGAAAGGACCAAACAAGAGCTTATAAAGCGCGAAAAAGCGACTCTTAAAAAAATACATGACCTGTCTGGAATAAAAGTAGAGATTTGGGCGGCAAATAGCATTGCTGCGGCCTTTGATAAGGCGGGTCTAAGCTACCCGAAAACACCGAAAGGGGCACCTAGCTTTAAAAAGAATTTTCTTAATGAACACCCCTCTGAACTTGCAAAGCTGATTGTAGAGGCAAGAGATCTTAATAAAATTTCGTGTACGTTTATCGATTCAATCTTGCGGTATGTCCATAAAGGCCGTGTACACAGTCACATCAATCAGGTGAGATCCGATCAAGGCGGTACGGTATCAGGGCGCATCAGCGCGAATAACCCTAACCTTCAACAAATTCCTGCACGGCATCCCGAATTAGGGCCCATGATACGCAGTTTGTTCCTGCCTGATAAAAAATACTTCTGTAGCATCGATTTCTCGCAACAAGAACCAAGGATCTTAACCCACTATGCACAGATCTACGGTGAGTTCACAGGCGAAGAGCTTCCTGGAGCTAAGGAATTTGTCGAAGAGTATCGAAACAACCCTAATGCGGATTTTCATAGCTTAGTTAGCGAGATGGCGTCCATCTCTAGGAAAGCGGCCAAAACACTGAATTTGGGCCTCATGTACGGAATGGGGGTAGGGAAGATGTGCGTTGAATTGGACATGGAGGAGTCTGAAGCCAAGGCCCTAATTGAGCAGTACCATAGTCGCGTTCCTTTTGTTAAAATGCTGACTAAAGGCGTGCAAAAAAGGTTGGACGACCCACGATCAAGCGGTAGTATACGCTCACTCAAAGGTCGTAAATGTCGTTTCGAGTTGTGGGAACCGGCCACGTTTGAAATGAATAAAGCGTTGCCGCGTACAGAAGCCATTGCCGAATATGGCCCGACCACGCGCTTAAAACGCAGCTTTACATACCGCGCTGCTAATCGGTTAATACAGGCGTCGGCTGCTGATCAAATCAAGGCCGCTACATTAGCGGTGTATAAAGCAGGTTATACGCCGATCTTACAAGTGCATGATGAGCTTGCTTTTTCGGTAGATTCGTTAGAAGAGGCTAAAATGCTTCGAGATTTAATGATTCACGCTGTCGAGTTGGTTGTCCCGTCTAAATGCGACATAGAGATGGGCCCAAGCTGGGGCGAAGCAAAAGAGGTGAAGTAATGCTGAACAAAACCCTTCTCAAATTGGCCTGTGATTACAGCCTTCAGGCGTACAAAGAAGAGATCCCTAACGCAATAAAAATCGAATCGAAGTTTACTTCGACCACGGCTTTTTTTATCGAGGGAGATGGTACTTTACCTGATATTCTTTGTTTTCGAGGCACCGCAGAAAAGTTAGATTGGGTGACTGACGCCATGGTTTTTCCCGTGCCTTACGCCGGTAGGCTCTGCCACGGCGGCTTTGTAGCTTCTCACGCGTCTGTTTGGGGTAAGATTAAAAAGCTTATACGCATGGATCAGCCCACTTTAATTTGTGGTCACAGCTTAGGCGGGGGGCTTGCTGAATTAACCGCCGCCAAATTGCATAAGAAGCACGACGCACTGTCCCTTTGTACTTTTGGCAAGCCGAATACCTTTTTTAAAGGGTTTAAACGGCCCATGAAGCTTTTAGATCAAATTTCTTGCGTGTCGGGCAGCGATATTGTTGCCCGTATCCCACGGTATTGTTACGGCCCTAGCGTGTCCCAAACGATTTTGTATCACGCCAATAACAACAAGGACTATATAGATCCAACCAAAGACCTTAAAAGAAAAGATTTTTTGGCAGGAAAGACCGAAATGTTTTCTGATCATTTTATGAAAGAATATAAATCAAGACTAACCCGTTATTTGAGCACATCAAAGAAAAAGAAGGGGAAGAAAAATGCGATTATTGATAACACTTAGTGCAATTGTTATGTTGTCGGGCTGTACTTCAATGCAACAGGTCATGGACAACAAGGATTTATACTGCAACCAGCTTTACAAGGGCATGAGAGCTGTCGGTCGTTCTGCCCTGTCCGCTACCACTGGAGTGGTTGTCAGAGACGTTTGCGATACCATCGATGGCATCCTAGCCGAGGAGCAGATGCCTTCCGATAAGGTAGGCGCGTGATGAAATTAGGGGGCTTGCTCAAGTCTCTAGCTCCTAACATAGCCTCGGCGGCGGGTGGGCCGCTGGCCGGTATGGCTGTTAAAATGGTGGCATCAAAGTTAAGCTTGCCCGAATCCACTACAGCTAACGAAATTGAGGACTTAATCGAAAGAGAACCAGACAAAGCCGTTCTCGTTAAGCAAGCCGATGAGGACTTTAAGCTCAAAATTAGAGAGATGGAAATCGACCTTGAGTCATTTAAGACTGAGGTTGAAGATCGTAAAGACGCAAGAGCCGCCTTTTCTACAGACCTAACCCCTAAACTTTTCTCTGTATTGACGCTTCTTCTTTATGGTGCTTTTGTGCTTATGGTCACTATGATGCCGCATGATCAGAATGATGAAACTATCATTTCTCTAGTTTTGGGGCAGCTTTCGGGGATCCTGGGTACGGCAGCGGCGTTTTACTACGGCGGCTCAAATGGAAAAAAATGAAATGTATGATTTAATTGAACAATTAAAACGCCATGAGGGCGTTGTCAAGACCAATGACAGGCACCTAATCTACAAGTGCCCCGCAGGGTTCTATACGTTGGGTATAGGCCGTAACGTGGACGCTAACGGAGGCATTGGACTTTCGGACGAAGAAGTAGAGCATTTGCTCGAGAACGACATTATCCGCACGATTAAAGAACTGACGCGGGAGTATGAGTGGTTTAGGGAGCTTCCTGACGGGGCTCGACGAGATGCGATCATCAATATGCACTTTAACTTGGGCGGCCCAAAGTTTGGTACTTTTCAAAAAGCTATTGGGTACATGGAAAGTGGGCTATACGACCTCGCTGCTACCGAGTTTCTCGACTCTCGATGGGCTAAACAGGTGAAGGGCCGGTCCATCGAGGTTACTAATCAAATTAAAACGGACAAATATGATGTCTGATCCTTACTTATTTAACTGCACAATTGTAAAAATAATTGATGGAGATACCGTCGATGTTGATGTTGACTTGGGGTTTGGCTGCTGGGTTCGTGGCAGTGCTGGTCGTATCCGTCTTTTCGGAGTCGATTGCGAGGAGTCTCGCACTCGAGATTTGGAAGAAAAAAAATTCGGTCTACTTGCAAAAGCGTTTGTTGAGGACTTCTTGCCAATCGGGTCCCAAGCAATCCTAAAAACGCACGAGAAGGGCAAATATGGCCGCTATCTTGGTGACTTTCAGGTAGATGGACTATGGCTATGCGCTAGTCTGCTGGCTCACCACCACGCGGTACCGTACCACGGTCAAAGTAAGCAGGAAATTATTGCCGCACATCTTTTAAACCGCGCAAAAGTTGTAGTCCCCAGCTAAATCCGATACCATTGCATATACCAGGGGGTAAAATATGGACCAAAATAAATGGAAATCGGTAGTGGTGCCCAGAGAGACGTACTACGATATGCGGTTGATTGCAGAAATCGAAGGCCGGACCATTTCTCGGCAGCTTCGCATGATTGTGGAGCAGTGGATGGACGAGCATTTGACCGACAATGACAATGAAAGGCTGGCGACAGCTAAAATTAAGTTAGAGATTGAGGAAGGTAAGCATAACACTAGCTTTTCAATTTGATGCTCGACGTCCTCGAAAAATCCAATCGCGAATCGTATCGATGGGGATCTTTAATTCTTTAGCTATCCATTTAATCGACCGCGCTTCGACTTCTCTCAAATGCCGAACGTGATCAACCACTTCTTGTGAATATTTTTTAGCTGCCATACGCATAGTATACCATACTTTAATGTGCATTCAACCTTGACACCACGGACCAAGGACCTTATTATCCATATACCAAAGATAGCTCCTTGGTAATAAAAGCCTCGCAGGGTCCAGCCATCCTTTCCTGATGCCCTGCGGGGTTTTTTCTTGCTTGTAATCCACATAAAACTCATATATATTGCATTTTCTAACAACTATAAGGAGAAAATCATGGGCGATTGGGACGACGACGAAATTATATACGACACGTTACAAAATCGAGAAGACGAGGATCGAGCGTATCTGCAAAAGAAAGAATCCGATCTTCATAAAGACCGCAACGCGGTAACCCGTATTTTAAAAGACAATATTCACGCGACAGCCGACCTGGTCGATGAATTGGTTAAACATATGCACTTGGTTCGACACGGCATGGATTAAGAAAAACCACTATATAGCTGTGGCTGGAGATTTATTTTTTATTTTTTTTTTAAAAAAAGGACGTAACCGACGTAACCACGTAACCTTTGGGCTGAGAAGCACGGCCCAAGGGGCTTTGCGAGGTTACGGCAAGGTTACAGAAGCCACGCCTCTCGTTAATCTTCAAATTCCGTTAATGTCCTTATATTGTTTTTTTTATTTTTTTTTATTCCAGCCCTATATAACAGTATAGACTTTTTTAAAAGATCCACATAAACTTCCGGCATGGACTTAGAATTAGAAAAGAAAAAGCAAGGCCGCCCTAAAGGCTCCGGACGAATTGGCGTCAATCGCCTTCTGACTCGAAAGCAAGAACTTTTTGTTAAGGAGCTTGTGAGCAAGGACGGTCAAATTACCAAAAGGCAAGCGGCGATCAATGCTGGCTATCCCGAGGGTTCAGCACACACTCGAGCCTATGATTTAACTAATCCCAAAAAAACTCCTCACGTTTGTGCGGCAATTCGTCGATATCGACAAGAGCTTGATGAAAAATATGGCATAGATTTCAAGCGACATGTGAGAGATTTAAAACTTATTCGTGACGAAGCTCTGGCTGCTGGAGCTTTTTCGGCTGCGACGCAGTGCGAAATAGCACGGGGTCGTGCGCATGGCGATATATATGTTACCAAATCCGAAGTCAGGCATGGTTCAATCGACCAGATGGATCGCGATCAGGTTATGAAAGCTTTGAAGGAAATTCAAGAGCAAAATGGAAATGCCATGGGAACTATCATCGACGTCACGCCCGAAGAAAAAGGTGATAAAGGAAAGCAAGCTTTGGCAACGAGTTAAAGCATCTCTTTCCGAACATAAACCGAAATGGACACAAACTCGCATCGAGACTTGGTCAGTGCCAGGCGTTCCGGATGTAATGCTTTGTGACGCCAACGGTAACTTTCACTTAGTTGAGCTTAAAGTGGTCACCGGATATGCCGTCAAGCTTAGTCCGCATCAAGTTAGTTTCGCTCAAAATCATGCTCATGCTAGTGTCTGGCTTCTTGCGTGGAAGGACGAAGAATACTACCTGTATAGAGCAGCGGAGGTTGTCAATGTTGCTGAAAAAGGGCTGAAACACATCCCATTACTTAAAACAAAAGATTTATTTTGGATATTACACTTGATTTGTCCACATTAAATATGTAGAGTTCTATGTGTACGACAACATAAATTTAAATTAAGGAGCTATACAAATGCCAAAAGTTATATTTGATTTTCCAGGACGAAAAGTGACGGAAGTGGATCTTGCGGATCTAAAAGAAGAAAAGGATCTCAAGGCTTGCATTAAGCAGATTCCCTTGAAAGCCGATGCGGATAAGGGTGTTGATACACCGGAGGCTAAATAATGTATTACATTAGCCCTGCTGAAACGAATCCATCTATCTCGAGGATTGTCAAAAGATTGAAAGACTTCAAGGGAGAGGAAGGTAAAGACTATCATGTGCGTAAAAAAGCTAAGATAGATTATTTAGATGCAATTCCGCATTATACGGTCAAAGCCGGTAAGCTAACTCGATGTCCTCAAAAAACGTATTCAATCTTCAGATTGTTTGGGTGATAAAATGTTTTTTTTAATGTATGCAAAAGAAAAGCAGTTGACTGAAGAAAAGAAAATAAAAGCGATGGAAAACTTGAAGAAGCAGATTCGCGAAAGAGAACAACAAAAGGAGAAACAAAAAAAGGGGCGTTAAGCCCCTTTTTTATTATCCCGTTTATGCATTATTTGTTTTTGAAGTCTTTGTAAAAGGCCCACTATGTGGTCCAATTCAACCTCGATTGCAACCGTTCCAATTCTTGTATTTTTGATTTCTGCAAGATCTTCTTCTAAGTCTTGCTGTGCAGCATACAGAACAACGGCTAAACGTTCTAAGTCGTCCTCACTAAACTTCATCGAAGACCTCAATTTCTGAGTATTGCCCCGATGAAGGATAAACATAATATCCTTCTGTTTTGCCTACAAGCACTCCCACTTCTGGTCGAGACCTTAACCAAAGAGCTACAGCTTTTTTGTGCTCTTGTTCTTTTTCAGCGGATAAAAAAGCTATCCGATTCTCTTCTTCGACCTTTGAATTTAATCTACTCATCATGCGACCCCAATCATTGAAAAAGCAATAGTCGCGCTTGCTACTGCAAACCCGAGAATAAAACTCACTAAAATAAACTCCCAAGCTAGAGCGGAGTTTTCCGCGCAGCGTTCGCGCTTTCTTATCTCTTCTTTTGTATAAAGAATGTCTTCTTCAGTGTGCAATTGCATTACTCGCCATTTATCCATTGTTATCACCTCATCAAAGTATTTATAGTTAGAGCTTGTATTGTACACATAAATGTCACATAATCAAACTTCATTAGGAGCTATTATTATGTTGAAAATATCAAAAATGACCGGAAAGCTAGAAGGTATACCGGCCTTAAATACTAATACCTTAACCAATTCTTTTTGCAAAAAAGCTAGTGCAAATCAACACCCGAAATCTATTTGTGGACAATGTTATTCGGTATCTATGCTTAAAACTTATAGATCCAATTGTGCCGAAGCTTGGCAGAAGAACAGCGATATTCTTAGCCATTCTATAATACAGGACCATTTGCTTCCGTCGGTTAATGCTCACTCATTTAGATTTGATGGACATGGTGAATTGATAAATTTAACGCATTATTTCAATTTAGTGCGCATCTGTAAAAAGAACCCTAATTGTACTTTTGCGCTATGGACCAAACGACGCGACATAATTAAACGGGCCGAACGCTCAGTTGATCCAAACGCCGTTCGACCGCCGAATATGATTTTGATTTATAGCAATCCGAGAATAGACGCTATTCTTGAAAACCCGCCGTCGCCGTTTGATAAAGTGTTTAACAACACGAGCACGTTCACTGAACGCGACAATTGTTCTGGTAAAAAATGCCTAGAGTGTATGCAATGCTATAAAAAAGACTCAGGGGTGAATGTAATCGTTGAAGAAGTAAAATAGGAGCTTAATATGGATTATCAATATGCAAAATTAGGAACAAACAAAGGTCGTCGAAGATTATGGTTTGAGGGCGAGATTTTAAACAAATCGGGATTTGCGCCAAATACGCCTTATCGACGAGTTAACAATCCGGACGGAAAACAAATCTCTTTGTTTAAGCTTGACGAAAGCGATTATGTTTCGACAGATCGACGAGTGACTAAATCAATGAGGGGCGACAAGCCAAGACCAATTATTGATCTTTGTGACAAATCTATTGAAACGATTCTAGGTGATGTTGAAAGGGTAAGAGTGCAATTGTCCTATGGTCTTATTGTTATTTCGGCCCATCCAGAAGATCAAGCTAAGAGTGATAGAGAATCGCGTTTTACCGATAATAAAAACAAGGGACAAATTACCCACGCTTCTTTGTTTACTGGTGGTGGCATTTCAACCGACGCTATTCACTCTGCACTAAATGAAGAAGGTTTAATTAAAACTGGTTGTACTTGGGTTTGTGAAGCAGATTCAAAATATATTAACGAAGCCCAACAAAATTGTTTTGCTATTGATGACGAAACAGTAATTTTAAATGGTCTCGTTGAAGAAGTAGAAACTCAACTATTTACAGAAGTAGACGTTTTATCTTTATCGATGGAATGCGCTGGTTTTAGTAAAGCGGGAAAAGTTAAGCATAAGATGAGTGCGGAACAGCATTCTGGAACAGCTTTGTTTGGTGTAATAAACGCTATTAAATCCAGCAATCCCGCCGTCATTATTTCCGAGAATGTTATGGAAGCGATGAACAGCCCAATGTACGTTTTGCTAACTTCTGAACTAAAACGATTAGGTTATAAAGTATTTGAAACAGAACTATCAAATAAACAAACGGGTTCAGTGGAAAGAAGACGCCGGTATTGGTTAACAGCGATCAGTGAAAACTTAGCACCGGATGATATTTCGCTCTCGGATGTTGCGCCCAATTTAATTCCGTTGAAGCACTATCTAGACAGTGTTCCGGAAACAATGTGGGCGGACAATCAATATTTAAAAGATAAACAAATACGAGACGCAGCAGCGGGAAAAGGTTTTGCCAATCGACAACTATTAACTGGTGAAGAAACAGAAGTGGGAACAATCGGTCGTCACTATGCTAAACGCAGATCAACCGAGCCCTTTATGGTGAGAGCGGACAATAAAGAAAGACTTTTTACTCCGGAAGAGCACGCCAAACTAAAGTCTATTCCTCAACGATTAGTGCCTAAAACCGGAATGACAATCGCGCATCAAATTTTAGGACAATCGGTTGATTACTTGCAGCCTTACAAGTTAATGCAATGTGTGATTAATCGTATAAGGCCGCTTTTGATCAGTTAAACTAGCCCCCCATGGGCGGGGGGCCTTGGGCCCTAATCCTATGGCCTTGAACCAAGAACTGTGGTTCAAGGTTTGTGGTGATTTGCACATATGCAAGGAAAATGTGTATAATGACCATTCAACCAAAGGAGCTAAAACGATGACAATAACCAGAGAGCAAATAGAGCAAAATTTTAAAACCAATCCCGCCGTTAGCGGGGGGATTGTTCACAAGATCGGGGGACACGAGCCCGAGTCGTATGGAAATTTAGAAAGTTCCGTGATTTTAGTGGAACGCGACCATGCCCACAGCCCTTTCGTCACATGGGTCGCAACCAAACAGCGCGGCAGCGGCAAGGTAAATTTTGTGTGGGGAAATTATCTAGATAATTTCGAGACGGCGGAACGTAATTTTGCGGCAAGGGTTAAGGAGACGCAGCGATGAGTGAAATGACTGAGACATTAGAAGAATTTGTTACTCTCATTGTTAGGGCAATGGTGTTAGATTTTGAGTCGAATAGTCAGATTGACGAGAATCACCCCTTTTTTCCGGCGGGGTGGGCGACGATGGAATGGGTGAAAGATTATTGTCAAGAGTATACCGATCGACAGATTGAACGGTTAGATGAGGAATATAATTTTGACGAGATACCCGACGGCGATGACTTTGTGACTAAAGAAAAATTTGATGCAATCACGAATCATATAAACGAGCGTTTGGATCAAATTAAATGGGATACTGAACCCCGTTCATCGTATGACGATGAAACTGTGCAGTCTGTTCACCGGCTTCAGGCTCGGGAGCTCAATTTTTCGGAACGGTTAGATCAGATCGAAAATGCCTTGAACCACATCA